CGTCAAAAAATACCAGAGGCTTTATACCGTAACGCCATAAATCTCAATAGGTATGAAAATGGCGTAGCTTTAAAAATAGTAAATGCTTATAACGATATTATTGTTCAAATTACAGATGAATTAAAAAAGTATAGTGCGGGTGAATTAACTTTAGGACCAGCAGCCGTTAACAGACAGAGAACGATTTTATTGCAATTACAAGAAAGTTTAAATACTTGGGCTAGTGATAGTACCGATATAACTACTTTAGAATTACAAGGTTTGGCAGAATTACAAAAAGAATTTGTACAAGATCAACTTAAGAAAGTATTACCTAGTGACGCTGCTAAAAATGCAGTGCGAACAGTTGAAATAAGTCCACAATTTGCAAAAAATGTTGTAGAAACAGACCCAACTGAATTAAATGTCTTTACATTACCCGAAGAATTTGTTGTACAAACTAGCACTATACCTAAATTTAGTATCACGGCAAAGGATGGAGCGGTGATAAATCTTCCTAATGGTGTAAATGTGAAAACATCTTTTAGACGTATAGCAGAACAACAAGGTGCTTTATTTAGACGAACTGTTAGATCTGGTTTATTAAGTAATCAAACCACCAGGCAAATTTCTAAACAGTTAAGGGGCAAACTTAATTTTGCTGAAACTGGTACTCTTGCAAGTATTAAAGCAAAAGGTGGTTTAGGCACGGTTATACCTAATAACCAAATAGATACTATAGTTCGTACATCTATAAACCAAGTCAGTAATACAGCTATTAAAAATGTTTATGAAGCTAATTCTGATATAGTTGACCGTTACAAATATGTTGCAACTTTAGATAGCAGAACATCAAAAATTTGCGGGCGACTTGATGGTCAAATTTTTAAGATGGGAAAAGGACCACAACCGCCACAACATTTTAATTGTCGTTCTACAATAGTGCCTATTATTAAAGATGCTTTTTTAAAACAATTTGGTTTAGACCAAGACGATTTAGTTGAAGGATTGCGTAGGCCAAGTAAGACGGGGTTAGCAGATACCGGTAAATTAATTTCTGCGCAAGAAAATTATGCTGTTTGGCTTAGTAAACAAGATGTTGCCACTCAAAATAAAGTTTTTGGCATACAAAAAAGCGCAATTTATCGTCAAGAATTAAAAAAAAAGAAAAACCCAACTGAAGTTTTTAGATCATTTGTGCGTTCTGATGGATCGACGCTAACATTGGAGGAGTTAGCTAAACAAAATGCCACTTAGTAAAGGTCAATCAAAGCAAATAATAAGTAAAAATATATTGCAATTAAAAAAAGAAGGAAAACCTCATAAACAAGCTGTTGCTATTGCTTTATCTACAGCCAGTAAAAAGAAAAAAACAAGACGAAAAAAGAAATAAAAGGTAAACTATTATTAGTTACTTTTAAAACTATGCCTAAAGGGAAAGGTTATAGATCAATGCTTTCTAAACCAATAAAAAAGAAAAAAACAAAAAAAAAAGCTGTTAAAAAATAATGGCAAAAATAAACAAGCCAACCGATCCAGAACTTTATGCTCGTGTTCTACGTAAAGTGAAAGCTCGTGTTAAACGTTGGCCTAGTGCTTATGCTAGTGCTCAATTAGTGCAGGCTTATACAAGAGCTGGAGGTGGTTATACTACAGTAAATAAGCCAAAACCAAAAACTAAAAAAGGTGCTAAACGTGGCAGAAAAAAAAGCTAGAGCAAAAGGAGGTTTAACTGATTGGTTTAAAGAAAAATGGGTTGATGTAAAAACTGGAAAACCATGTGGCAGAAGAAAATCTGAAAAAAAAAGGAGAGGTTATCCAGCATGTAGACCTACAAAAAGAGTTTCAAGTAAAACTCCAAAATTACTATCAGAGTTATCACCATCTGAAAAAAAAAGATTTACTAAAGCAAAAACCAGTAAAAAAAAGATTACGTTTCAAATGAGACGTAAACGCAAAATAACTACTAAAAAGAAATGAAAAAAAAAGCATTAACCACAAGACAAAAAACTGCTTTAGCAAATCATAAAAAAAAAGGCACTCATACTAAAAAACACATGAAAGTGATGGAAGAGGAAATGTTAAAAGGTAAAACATTTATGCAAGCACATTCAATAGCTATGAGGAAAAAAGGAAAATGACAACTAAAAGAAAAGTAGTTAAGTTTAAAAAAGAAGATAAATCAAAAAAAGGTGGTCTCACTGCTAAAGGAAGAGCTAAATATAACAAAGCTACAGGAGGAAATTTAAAAGCACCTGTTACAGGTAAAGTTAAGCCTGGCAGTAAAGCAGCTAAAAGAAGAAAATCTTTTTGTAGTCGTATGAAAGGAATGAAAAAAAAATTAACTGGAACAAAAAAAGCAAATGATCCGAATAGTAGAATTAATAAAGCTTTAAAGCGTTGGAAATGCTAATTTTTTAAAAACAAGGTATATTAGAAATACTTTTATAAAAATTTATGTCTGAAGAAAATCCCGCAACAGCTGTTGATAATTCAGCTGAAATAAATTCTTTAAAAAAAGAAATTGAACTTTTAAAACAAAAAAATAGAGAAGTTATTGAAGAGAAACAACAATATGCATCTATTGAAAAAAATTTAGCAACCTTACCAAAAGGAACTGACGTTCAAGCTTTAATTGAATTTAAACAAAAAATTGAACAAGAAAGATTAGAAGAAAAAGGACAATATTCTGAAGCTTTAAATAAAAGAGAGCAACAATTTAAAGAAGCTATAGAAAATAAAGACAATGAAATTAATCAATTAAAAAATGAAATTAAAGATTTAAAACTTATTTCGCCAGCAGTAAGTGCGCTTACTGAAATTGTACATGATCCAGATTTTGCTCTTAGCAAATTAGACAGGGAAAGAATACAAGTTACGGATGACAGATCTGTTGTTTATATGTCTGATGACGGATTCACAACTAAACCTATACAGGAAGTAGTAAAAGAAAAAATACCATCTTGGGCTTTGAAAAACCAACAACCGGTTGGAAGTGGTGCGCCTGTAGGTAAAACAGAAAATGTAACTTCTATAGCTGGTATAGATGCAAATTTATTAAAACGACTTGCAAACGGTGAAGATTTAGCAGCGCATGAAATTCATGCTAAATATGGACGCGATGCTTGGTTACAAGCAAAACAAGTCGCTAAAGATTACAAATAAGAAAATTTAAGATATAGTTAATTTATATAATAAAGTTGGCTGTGCTGGCTTTAGGAAAACTTAATTGAGGCTGTGCTGATATTAAGGGGGCTGTGCCTAAAATCTAAAAATTTTTTAAATTGGTCTAATGGCAACTACTTTGAAGGACATTATTGTTCCAGAGGTGTTTGCATCTAGCATTATCGAAGAGACTACTTTACGTGATAGTTTTCTTCAAAGCGGTGTAGTGACACCTTTAGCACAATTAAATTTAACTTCCACTCAGGGCGGAAATTTCGTCAACATCCCTTTTTATAAGGCAAATTTAAATGGTAATTACACTCGTTTAGACGACAGTTCATCTTTAACACCTAATAAAATTGAACAAGATAGTCAAATTGGAGTTGTTCTTACATCTGGAGATGCTTTTTCAGCGAGACAACTCGCGGGTCAAAAAATTGGCTCTAACTCACCAGATCCAATAACTGCAATAAGACAAAAACTTGGCGCATATATAAATAACGAAAAACAAAAAGATTTATATAGTTGCTTGCAGGGTGTTTTTGGTTCTTTAAATGCAAATACAAATGCGTCAGCTTTATTTGATTTAACTATTGATTCTGAAAATGGTGACACACCTCAGCCTCTAGGCGTAGGCACGGTTTCAAAAGCACAAAGTTTACTTGGTGACCAAGGCGATAAACTTACAACTATTGCGATGCACTCCAAAGTTTTTTATGCTTTAAAAGAGCGTAAAGCTTTGGATTATGTAACTAATACAGAGGCAAGATTAGGAACAGCTGCAACGGGAGCAAGTACAATAAATGCTTTTGGCGGTTCATCTGCTAACGCTTATGGTGATGTTTCTGTCGCACAATTCTACGGCATGAATATTGTGGTTTCTGACGATATTCCAAAAGTTGGAACGGGATCAAATACTGAGTATGCTTGTTATTTCTTTGCACAAGGAAGCGTTGCTACTGGCGAACAAGCTGCTTTGGAAACATTAGTTGATAGAGACGTTTTAGCTTTTGAAGATGTAGTTTCATTTAAGCACGCTTACATTTATCATCCTATAGGTACTAAATGGGCAGTTACTACAACTAACCCATCAAGAGCTCAACTTGAAACTGCTTCTAATTGGTCTAAAGTTTATGACACAAAAAATATAGGGATAGTTAGAGCAACTGTAACCTCACCTCTTGATTAACAATGGCTAGTATTTTTGAACTTCAAAACCCTCCTTTTGGACAACTTACAAAAACAAAAGTTGTTAAAACTGAAAATGGAGCACACACCTTAACTACTGCTGAATTAATAGAGGGCATAGTTGACGGAACACCTACGGGCAATAGAACTATTACAACTCCAACTGCAGCTGAAATATTAACTGCACTTGGCATTCAAAATAAAGTTGGTCAAACTTTTGAATTAACAGTTGTAAATAAAGCCACATCAACTCATAAATTTACATTAACCGCAGGGTCAAATGTAACAATAGTTGGTGATGCGGATGTAGCAGCAGCTTCATCTGGGACTTTTGTTTTTAGGGTTACAAGTACGACAGCAGTTAGTGCTTTCAGAAAGTAATGGGCATAGCTACTTTCAGATTAGCTAGAGAAAGGCAGGCAGCTTTAATAAAGGCTGCCTCCAAGCCTTCTAAGCCAAAAAAGAAAAAGCCAACAAAAATTAAATTAAATGGCAATAACATTAGTTGACACAATTGGCAGTGCTACTGCAAATACTTATGTAACACTCGCAAAAGCGCAAGAATTTATAGATGGTCTTGTGGAGGATGATGACGTGTTAGCTTGGGCGACTAGCACGACTGATCAAAAAAACCGTGCATTATTTACTGCTACGCAAAGAATAGATAGAGAAAGGTTTTTAGGATCAAGAACAAATGATGCTCAAGCCTTAGAGTGGCCGAGAAGTGGTGTAAAAAAACCATATGTTTACACAAGTACCTTCAATGCTTTATATCCAACTAATTTACAACCCGCTTTTTATGCCGATACAGAAATTCCTCCAGAGGTTATAAAAGCACAAGTAAAATTAGCCGTTTATTTAAATAATAATAAAGATGGTCTAGGTTTAAGTGGTTTAGAGGATTTTAATGAAGTTTCTATTGGTGATATTAATGTAAAACCGAGATTCTACGGTGCTGTCGGCACAAATAGAATACCTCCAATAATTGAACAATATTTAAATGGCATTAGAATTAGTGGACCAGCTACAATATCAGTAAAAAGGAGTTAAATTATGGGCTACGAATACCCTTCAGCAATTATTGTTAAAGATCAAACAGCAACTTCCGGAAGGTTTGGTAAAATACAAGCTAACGAAGATACCGTCATTGCTTCTTTAACCGCACAAAATATTGATGGTGCAAGTACAAGTATTACACTAAATTCTTCTTGTGAGATTTGTGGCGTTATTACTAGTTTTACTTTAGCGAGTGGTTCTGTTATAGCCTACCGTTTGTAATGTCAAAATTATCAAAGTCATTGAGAGGAATTTCTTCAACTTTATATAATAAATTTGGTGGGAATATTACTTACAAAAAAATAAAAAGCGGAAGCTATAATTTAGAAGCAGGTTTAGTTAATGAAACTATTTCGAATTTTGAAATAAAAGGAGTTTTGCAAGATGTAAATCAAAGGGAAACTAATGATTTAATTAAAGAAGATGACAAAATATTATCTATAGCAGCCGAAGATTTAGAATTTATTCCTTCTGTTAGTGACAGGGTCGTAATAGTAAATATAGAATATCAAATTATAAGAATTTCAAAAAGCGAAAACGATAACCAACAAATAAAATATAAAATTTATTTGCGAGCATGAAAAAGATACAGTTTAGAAATATTGGCAAATATTTTAATGATGAAGTAGATGATTTAGTACGTTTAGCTGTTTTAACTCTTGATTTTCGTATTAAACAAAATTCACCGGTAGATACAGGACGTTTTAGAATGAATTGGCAATTAGCCGAAAATAAAAATAATGTTGGTCAAATAAGTGGTCCTTTTAATAATTCTAAGAGTGCTATTATTCCCCCTAATAAAGTAAATTATAAAAAAGAAAAAGCTGGCAACGTTTATAGTTTAATTAATGCTTTACCGTATTCAGAGGCTGTTTGCTTTGGTACAAATACACCAAAATCATGGGGTAATGAATTTAGATCTAAAGATTCTAATAGAAGTGCGGGATGGCCATTAGTAGAATTACAAAGTGTTGTTAAAATACTAAATAAAGCTAAAAGTTAAAATTTATGGCGGTTTTAGATTTAAACGAAATAAGAAAATTAATTGAAAAAAGGTTAATTAATGAATTAAAAAAAGCACCGCCTATAGAAATAATATTTGGCAATCAACCTTTTACTCCCGTTGACGGAAGTGGTTTTGTCCAATGTTTAATTGAATTTACAGATACAGAATTTTTAACACAAATAAACACCACAACTTTTAATAATTTAAATGGAGTAATTACAATTAATATATTTACAAAAATTGGAGTTGGTTTAGGTAACAATTTGAATCTAGCTAAAAGAATTAGGGATTTATATAATAGAGTTATAGTTGAGGATGTGTTATTTCAACCTTCTATTGGTCCAACTGTTTTGCAAAATGCAAATCCAGAGGGCTATGTACAAAGTGTTTTGTCTATCCCATTTGAAATTTTAGAAACCCTATGACTGATTTTACCGAAGAAATGCTTGACGCTATAGAAGCTGTCAAAGGCAGTAGAGACAAAGAATTATGGGACCAAAAATGCGTTAGATACTGGGCAAATAATAAAAATGAACAAAAAGATGATAAAAAACCAGAAAAAGGTTAATATATTACTAAGTAATTAAAAGTTTGTTATGGCGGCTATTAAAGGTGACTTAGGTCAAGTAAAGTTTGACGATGCGGGTTCTTCCACCGCTGTTGTTGCCGGCACAAGATCATGGTCTATGACCATTTCTAAAGATATACAAGAAACAACAGTACAAGGTGACGACTTTAAAACCTATGTAGGCGGTCTAATCGAAGGAGAGGGGAGCGCAGAGTTGGTTTATGATAATGCAGCTAATAACGAAACCGCAACTTTTATGGACGGTGTGCTTACAGCTAATGATACTGCAACGGCCAAATTTGTTTTATTACCAGATAAAACAGCTTCGGCATCTGGCAAAAATATTGAATTTAATGGCATAATTACTAATTTTGAACAAGGTTCAAGTTTAGGTGATGTAAGCACTATTAATATTACATTTAAAGCCTCCGGACAAATTCAATCAACTGTTTAATTATTAAAAGATATTTATGACAAACCAAAGAACAGCCGACATATTAATAAATAGTTTTGCCGACGAAATGGTCAATAGACGAGCTTTTGACGTAAAAAATAAAAAAGGTGATGTAATGATGACGTTATATTTTAAGCCAATTACTAGATATGCTCGCGTTAGAGCGCAACAATTAGCCGGACCCTCCGCCGATCCTTTAATTATTTCAACTCAATTACTTTGCCAAATGGCAGAAAAAGAAGATGGTACAGCCGCTTTTGATATGTCAGATGCACCAATTTTACAAAGGCAATTGCCAGAAAAAGTTTTAAATGATCTTGAACTGTTTTTAAATGAAATAGAATTAAATATTGATACTGCAAAAAAAAATTAAAAAATAATACTTGGTTAAGGTTTGAATTTTTTCTTGCAAAAGAGTTAGGCAAAACAGTCCAGGAACTAAGACTTGCATTAACAGAAAACGAGTTTATTTATTGGGCTGGTTACTATGAGATTAAATATGAAGAAGAAAAAAGAGAGCTACAACGACAAAAACGTAATTTAAGATAATATATAATAAAGGGATTTTTTTTTGTGGCTGCTGAAAGCAAAGTTATATTAAAAGTTGATGCTAGAAATGCCACCAGAGCACTTAATGGCGTTCAAAATCAGACTACTAGACTACAAAAATCTTTTAGTGGTCTAAAAGCATCTATAGCTGGTCTTGGAATCGGTTTAATAGCGAGACAAGCAGTTAATACTTCTGCAAATTTTGAAAAGTTAAATGTAAGGCTAGGTTTATTAACAAAATCTTCTGGGACATTTGCTAAGTCTCAACAAAATGCTGCCGATGCACAGAAAGCATTTGGATTAAGTGCTACCGAAGCACTTGAAGGAATCACAGATATAACAGCAAGACTTGCTCCTTTAGGTGTTGGCGTAGATGACATAAAATCAACATTTTTTGGTTTTAATACGGCAGCTAAATTAGCAGGAGCTTCAACTATAGAAGCTTCAAATGCTTTCAGGCAGTTAGCTCAGGCATTAGGTTCTGGGCGTTTACAAGGAGATGAGTTTAGGAGCATCTCGGAACAAATACCTACATTATTAGGACCTATAGCTGATGAACTTGGTGTAACTGTAGGGCAATTAAAAAAGTTTGCATCTGAAGGTAAACTTACAAGTGCTGTTGTTTTAAGAGCACTTAAAAAAATTGAAACGGAAGGGTCAGCTTCTTTAAAAGAATTAGTAGCAAATGATCCAACACAAATATTTAAAAATTTAAGTAATGCTACAGAGGATTTGTCACGTTCTATAGGTGAAAAATTAAGACCAGCGGTTGAACCTACCGTAAAAGCACTAACTGATTTAACGGTAGCACTAACAAACTTTATAAATTCGACTGAGGGTCAAACAGCACTTATACTTGCTGGAATTACTTTAGCAATCAAAGGTTTAGGAGTAGTAATACCTTTAGCCGTTGCCGGTCTTAAATCATTGGCTGCTGGTTTTTCACTAATAGGTTTTCAATCTATAATTGCTCAAACTGGTTTAACTGGAGTAAATGCAGCGAGTTTATTAGCAGCAAACGGTATAAACAAATTAGCTTTTAGTATGGGTGCTTTATCGGTAGCATCAAAAGCCTTACCATTAGTTGCAATAGCTGGTGGTTTTGCATTTTTAACCAATTCAATTATTAAAGCATTAAATAAACAAAGAGAGTTTAATGAATTGTTAGAAAAAGGTAGTGCAGCTGAAATAGAAAATGAAATAGAAAAAGTTACAGCAGAAATCGACAAACTTAATACAAAAATAAAAGAAATTACAAAAGATCAAAAAGGTTTTGTTTTAATTTCTGGGGCTGAAGGTGAGGAGGCAAAAGTACAAAAACTTAAAAATGATTTAGATAAATTAAATGAAACTTTAAAAACTGCTAGAGCCAAAGAACTTGCAAACGATTTTATAAAAACTAAATCCGCATTGCAGCAAACAAACATACAATTAAAAGATTCTGTTAAAAGAGCAGGCTTAGTTACTGAAAAACAAAAAGAACAATTTGATATTGAAAAACAACGACAAGAATTTGTAGAAAGGTTTGGGGTAGCTGAAGCAGATAAACTTATTAAAATTATTGAGCAAAATAACGAATTAAAAAAACAAGAAGAACAAATTAAAAAAAATGCGGAAGCAACGGAGGGTTTAAAAGAAAAATTTAAAGCTATTGGTGATGAAATTGAAAGTAGTATAAAAAATAATTTAAGGGATGCAATTACAGGTGCAAAATCTTTTGGAGAAGCAATGTCAGGTGTTTTAAATAGAATTAGGGATAAAATTATTGATGCACAAATTGACAGATTAATAGGAGGTTTTGGAGATGCTTTTAGTGCGGGTGCTAGTGGTGGTAAGAAAAAAGGATTAGGCGGATTTCTTGGTGGATTAATTGGAGGTTTATTTGCTAATGGTGGTCAACCACCTGTTAATAAAATTTCCGTAGTTGGTGAGCGTGGTCCAGAACTATTTGTTCCAAGCACTAAAGGTACAATAATTCCTAATAATCAATTAGGTGGCGGCGGTGGAAATACAACTAATAATATGATTACGGTAAATGTTGACGCGAGCGGCACGAGCGTTCAGGGTAATGGCTCGGACGCAGATCAGTTAGGCGCTTTAATTGCGGGTGTAGTCCAAGCAACTATAATTGATGAACAAAGGTCAGGAGGTTTATTAGATAAATGACGATTACTTTTCCGGCAATACAACCTTCTTATGGAACTAAAAAAACTAATAAGCCAAAAATTAGAAGAATTGCTTTAGGAGACGGTTATGAATTTAGAGCAATAACTGGTTTACCTTTAAACCAAGACCCAAAAGAATATGATTTAGTTTTTAATTTATCTATAACTGAAGCACAACAACTAAGAGCTTTTTTTAGAGAAAGGGTAGCAGATCAAAAAAGTTTTACTTTTACACCGCCACAAGAGGGATTTGTAAAAAATGGAACTTATTCTAATTCTTCAGGAAATTGTAATGTAACTTTAACTAATCATGGCCTTGGATTTGGTGACATTATAGGTGCTGTTTTCAGTGGCAGTAGTTCAACCTTTAATGGAAACTATATTGTTGGACAGATTATAAATTTAAATTCTTTTAAATTTGCAAAGCATGTTTCGGCTCCAAACGGTGACAGCGGTACAGTTCAAATAACGCTATCGGGTGCCGGCCAATTCGTTTGTGATGGTTGGGCTGAAACTATACCTTTTAAAGATAGAATTATTTTTAATTGCAAATTTAGGGAGGTATTTGAACCATAAATGGCTGTACCAATTTCAAGTTTGCAAAAAATGTCTAATAATTCTATATTAGAATTTTTTTCTGTAGAACTTAAACCTGATATACATTATACAAAAATTGCTAAAACGGGGCAGTTTGCCCAGTCAGGATTTGATATTACTATTACGTTAAATAATCATGGCTTTGATGTAGGTTTAATTTTAAGTCTAGTTTTTACAAATACAAGTGGTTCAGCTATAGACGGCGTTTACACTATTCAATCAAAAACTACAAATACTTTTACCGTTAAAGGTATTGTTTCACAAACTGGAGCTGGTAGCGTAAATTTCAATGTTAATACTAATTTGGCAGAACCAACCGTTTATTTATTTCATAGCGGGAATAATATAAAAGATTTTAATGATATTGTTTGGCAATCTAACACTTATAATAGAATGCCTTGTAAATCGGAAGGTTATAAACTTTCTGGAAAAGGTAAGTTGCCCAGGCCGACTTTAACATTAACTAATCTATTAAAAACTATTACCGGTATTCTTTTGCTTGTAAATAAAGTAACACCGTTGTCAGATTTAGCGGGAGCAAAAGTAACTAGGCGACAAGCTTTAAGTAAAGATTTAGATGAAATTAACTTTCCTAATAATACTAATCCCTTTAAAATAAATAATGTAGATCCGAGCGCAGAATTACCGAGAGAAGTGTATTTTATTGAAAGAAAAGTATTAGAAAATTTTAATATCGTACAATTCGAATTAGTTAGAAATTTTGACTTATTTGGTTTGGATGCACCTTCTAAATTAGTAACTAATTCTGAATTTGAAGGTGTAGGTAAATTTGTAAATTTTTAAGATGGATTGGAAAGAAACTTTTATAAATTATGCAAAAGATCAAGCACCTAAAGAGGCTTGTGGTTTACTTGCGATAATTAAAGGTGTAAAAACTTTTTGGCCTTGTAAAAATTTAGCAGAGGGAAAATTTGAATTTTTTATGCTAGATCCTGATGATTGGGCAGAGTGTGAAGATAATGGTGAAATTATTGGCGTAATTCATAGTCACCCGATAGGACCGGCGACGCCATCAGATACAGATAAAGCAGCTTGTGAGCATTTAGGTTTTCCTTATTTTATTTACAGTTTAGAATTTAATTGTTGGCATGAATTTACGCCAAGTGGTTGGAAAGCTTCAAGTCTTATAGGAAGAGAATTTATTTGGGGCAAATATGATTGTTGGTCTATTGTCACTGATTGGTTAGCTGAAACAAAAAACATAAAAATAAAATATTGGGAAAGACCTAAGAAAATAAAAGACTTTTTAAAAAATCCAGAATTTGAATTTGCGTTGCCAAAATTAAATTTTATAAAACAACCAGATAATAAAGATATAAAAGAAGGTGACGTCTTATTGTTTAAAACTTCTACTGGTAATTTAGACCACGTTGCAATTTATATAGGTGACAATATGATTTTAAATCATAATATTAAAGCTTTAAGTTGTAGGGAACCTTTTGATTTAAGGTACCAACAAGCCTTAGAAGGAGTTTATAGATATGCAGCTTAAAAAAATAAGAGTTTATGGAAAATTAAGGCAATTTTTAGGTCAATCTTATTTCGAAGCTGCCGTGAAATCACCGCAACAAGCAATGAGTTTTTTAATTGCTAATTTTGACGGTGTTCAAAAACATATGAATAGTCAATTATATAAGGTAAAGATGGGCGGTAAAATTGTTACCGAAGAATATTTGTCGATGTCTGGGCAAGGCGATATTCAAATTATTCCTATAGCAACCGGTGCTTTGCCAGTTGTTTTTGGTATCGCCGCTGTTGTAGGTGGTGGAGCTATAACGGGTGGTGTATTAGCAACGGTTTTATCTACAGCTTTAGTTTCGCTTGGCACTTCAATGATTATACAAGGTATAACAGATTTTATAGCTCCACAAAGACCAGTGCCAAACACTTCTAAAGTAAGCGGAATTGATCCTAACGTAAGGGGTTCTTATTCTTTTAGTGGTATTCAAAACGTTAGCTCGAGTGGTGTTCCTGTTCCAATTTTATATGGATTGGTTTATAGCGGATCTATTATTATAAGTTCTGGTGTGGATACGGCCCAAGTTAGACGAACCGCTGTAGAGGGAACTTATGTAAAATCTTTTATTAATGAAAGTAATGGACAAATAGACCCAAATACAGCCGGATTTTGTATCACAATTACTGCTTCAGATCATGGTTTTAAAACAGATGAGTTGTTAGGTTTAGAATTTCCAAATGGTAAAGCTACTAATAGAATATATAAAATACATACTGTTACTACTAATAATTTTAAAGTTTTTGACACAAGGGTTGTTGATGGCATTACTGAGACTAATAATTCATTAGTGCTTGCATCAGAAAATGCCGCAGTCAAAATTATAGAGTCTTTCGGCAGTTATGAGTATGCTTCCGACCTTAACCAAATTTGAATTTTTATTATGCCTAGATTAGTTAATGACAATTTATTTGGTCGCTTACCAGATAGCCGTGTAGTAGATCCTGATTTAATAGAAAATGGTTTAAGAAGTAAACAATTTGCTACAGTAGTCGACCTTTTGGGTTTTGGCGAAATAGAAGGGATTTTTAATCCCGAAGAAGGTTCTGATAAATTTAGACAAAATATTTTTTTAGATGGTACTCCTTTGCAAAGTCCAAGGGGGGAAGAAAATTTTAAAGATGTTGATGTTTTTTTAAGAAACGGCACCGACGATCAAAGACCTATAAGAGAAATAAATGCAATTGAAAATACAAAGCCTGTAGGGGTTGAAGTTACACACGCGGCATCAGTAACTAGGTCTATAACCGAATCTAGTGTTGACAAAATAAGAGTAACTTTACAATTACCGGTTCTGCAATTTATTAATAAAAAAAATAAAATTGAAGGAGCCGAGGTAAGAATAAATATAAAAATTACGACAGCTACAGGTAATATTTTTACTCCTGTTCATGATGAAAAAATAATAGGCAAAGCTTCTAGTCCATATTTTCAAGATTTTGAAATTGTATTTGATAACCGTATAAGGGCTTCATCTTTTCCGCTTTCTGTAACGGTGGAAAGAATTACCGCTGATAGCACTGACCAATTATTGCAAAATAAAACTATTTGGCATTCTTTAACAGAAATTAATACAGATACAAAAGCTTATGAAGGTTTTGCTTATGTTGCGACAAGATTTAATGCACAAGCTTTCCAAAATTATCCACAAAGAATGTATCGTGTTAAAGGTACAAAGATAAAAATTCCAAGTGGAACAACAGTTGATGTTAACAATGGGCGCGTAATTTACCCAAATAATTATCAATTTAATGGCACTTTTAAAACAAATGATGATGGTTCTATTGCTAAAGAATGGTGCTCAGATCCCGCTTGGGTTTTATACGATATTTTGACCACTGAAAAAGGTTTTGGAGGTCCAAATGGTGTAATTGACGAAGATAACTTAGATGTGTTTAGTTTCTTTGCTGCTAGTGCTTACTCTAGCGAATTAATAGAAGATCCAATTACAAAAACGGAAGAACCACGTTTCTCAACTAATGTAATTTTAAATCAAAAAAATGACGCCTTCAATTTAATAACTGATTTATGTTCAGTTATGAATGCTGTAGCTTTTGTAAGTAACGAGGGGTTACAAATATCGCAAGATCGTCCAACTAACACGGCTACTGGTACATCCGACCCACAATATATTTTTAATAACTCAAATGTCACGGAGGAAGGTTTTACTTATCAAGGCACTGGACAAAGAACAAAATATACAGAAGTCGAAGTTGGCTATTTCAACAATGATACACAAGAAATAGATTTTGAATTAATAACAACTGATCAAATAACATCATTGTCAAATGCAATTAGCAAATTTGGTAAAACTAGAAAAACATTACAGGCTTTTGCATGTACTTCTAGAGGTCAAGCTAATCGTTTAGGACGATGGTTTTTATATTCTAATTTAAGAGAAAGTGAAACTGTATCTTTTACGGCAACTTTAGAGGCCGGAGTTCTTATAAGACCATCAACTATTATTGCTGTAGCAGATTCTTTAAGAGCGGGAGTTAGGCGTGGCGGAAGAATTGCAGGCGTTCATAGTAATTTGCAAAGTAATCAAATAAATATTATAGAAGTGGATAATGCTATAGATACTGATTTAACAGATCAAAATGAAGCTTTTATATCCGTAGTAATGCCTGACGGTTCTGTTGAAAAAAGTAAAATACTAGATATAACTCATCCAACTTCAAATGTTTTTAATTTACCTTTATTACTTAATAGGGTTGTAGTTGAAACACCTTTTAGTGTTGCACCAGAAATAAATTCTGTTTGGGCAATAGAAAATACAGATGTAGAATTTCAGATTTATAGGGTAATAAGTATTGAAGAAAAAGATAGATTTGAATTTAAAATTACGGCAATTGTACATGACACAGATAAATACAAACAAGTTGAAGATAATTCTCAACCTGAAGCACCAAGAAAAATTTCTACTTTACTAGATGCGGCCGAAGCACCTAAAAACGTAAGGGCAACTGAGCAAATAGTGGCATTGGATAACAGAGTAGTTTCTAATATACAATTATTTTTTGATCCGGTGCGTAACGTAAAAGATTATTTAGTTGAACATAGGTTTAATAATGACAATATAGAAAGAATAAGAATTTCTAAGCCATATTTTGAACTTTTAGAGACTGACGCTGGCACTTATACATTTGCAATAAAAAGTTATAACGCTTTAGGTAAATTAAGTGCATTAACCACAAACTTTACTTTTACAGCTATAGGTAAGTTAGCTCATCCCGCTGATGTTAAAAATCTAACTATAGAACCTATAGACGATAAAAATGTTCGTTTACGTTTTGACCAGTCGAAAGATGTTGACGTTGTGCATGGAGGAACGGTACTTATACATTATGCTTTGAATAGCACCGGTACCGCTGATTTTTCTAAGTCAAATTTTTTAAAAAGTGTAGCGGGAAATTCTACGGAAGCAATAGTGCCAAATATAGCGGAAGGCGAATATATATTAAAGTTTGTCGATGATGGTGGAAGGCGTAGCTTTGGCGAAACGAGCATTATTGTTAATAGACCACGAGAATCACAACTTGAATTATTTGAAGATAGAGAAGAAACAAAAACGCCTAAATTTAATGGTTTTAAAAAAAATTGTGTTTTTGACGCAACATTAGGTGGCTTAAAAGCAACGGCTACCGAAGGATTTTATTTGTTCGAAAATAGTTTAGATTTAGGAAAAAAACAACCACTAAGGTTAAGAAATATTCTCGCAACAAGTAATTTTTATCCTGATTCAAAATTAAGCGCAAGAACACTTAATGTTGATGAATGGTTTGATTTTGACGGTTCTGACGATAAAGCTATAGAAACTAATGCAAAAGTTTTAGTTGCTACTACGGATGAAGACCCAGACGCAACGACCGCTAATACTTATGGTATGTCAACTGGTTTTACAGAAATTAATAAAACTAATCATGGCTTAAAAGCTGGGGATTTAGTTTTTATTACTTTTACTAGTGGCCTTGCGCAGAATAAAAATGTTGACCATGACTATCTAGTTCAAGGTTTAGGTTTTAGATCTAGCACTGGTAAATTTGATGATCCCGATAAATTTATAATTACCACACCTCAACCAGAAATTGGTAATATAATTTTTGCAAGTGGTAATTGTAATGTAAGTAATAAATTTACAGCATTTAATGAATTTGTTAATTCAGAATATATAGCTAGAGGTTTTAAGTTTAAATGTATTTTTCAAATAACAGACCCAGCACAAAACATTTTAATTACTGAATTAGGTTATAGGTCAGGATTGGCAGTAAGAACAGAAACAAGTTTAACTAATCCACTTTCTACAAATGGCAAATTTACTAGTCCGCAAAATACTGGTAAAAGTGTTACTTTTGTTGATGAATTTTTCACTGGTGAAGCCGGCACAGAATTTCCAGCAAATAGTGTAAAGCCAACCGTAGGAATTATTATTGAAAATGCGCAAGCTGGTGATTTCTTTGAATTACCTACTATAACTGGCACCGGTTTTACAGTAAATATTAAAAATAGAGATACAAGCGGAAATGTTTCTTTTGTTAGTAGAAATTTTACATATACAGCTATTGGATTTGGGCGCACAGTCTAAGTAAAAGGTAATATATAAATAATTAAAATTTTATATGGCTCAAGACAATACTAACAATTATGTAGTTTCTGATTTAAGTGGCGCTCAGGTTAGAGCCTCAATTAATACTACTTTTCAAGCTATTGCCACTAATAATTCTGGCTCAACCCCGCCAGCGGCAAATGACCATCAATGGTTTGCAAATACATCAACAAATAAATTAAGTTTTAAAGATGCAACTACTGGAAACAATGCCACAACAAATTATTTCAATATTGCAAATTTAGATGGCGGGCTTTTTGTCGACGATCCAAGTACCTTTAATGCTGATGTAACTTTTCAAGGTGATAATGGTAGTTCCAGTTTTCAGATCGTTTATGACTCAAGCGCAAACAGTAATAAAGGTGCTTTAATTGCAAAAGATGAAACAAGAATATCGTTAGGCACAGATGAAGATTTTGTTATGACTCATACTTTAGGTTTAAATTTGTTTGGATCAAATACAAATACACCTGTTTTAATTAGTGGTAAAACAACAAATGCTGCCGTTACCGCAGCAGTTGAACTTCTCACAGCACCAAGCACAGGCACAGCAGAAAAAGCTTATCAAGGTTATCTAAATGGAGGGCAACATTTGTACTTTGATAATTCTGAAAAATTAAAAACGACTGCAAATGGAATAACGGTAACAGGGGCAGTTACAACACAGGATATTAATATGTCTAACATTAACTCATTACCTAATGAAGTTGATAATACACAAGGTAGCTGGTCAATACAAGAAGGTAAAAATGATTTATTTTTAATAAATCGACTAAGTGGCAAAAAATATAAATTTAATCTTACTGAAGTTTAATAAAATATAATTTTATTTTTTTTATTTTATACTGATATACTTGGTTTATATTTATGAATATAAATGCCTAACGCTCCAGCAGTTTTTGATTTTGAAGTTAATAGGAGGTCAACAGTCCCCCTAGAAATAACTTTTAAGACAGATGGTGTACCAGTTAATATTACAGGTTATACTTTTGCTGGATCAGTATTTAATAAAGAAAGGACGCAAAATTTTGGAAATTTTTCAGTAACTTATGTGAATAGATCACAAGGTAAATTATTATTTAAACTGACACCAGCACAAACCGAAGGTTTTTCATTGAACGAGTTAGAGTACGATATAAAGTACAAACAACCAAACAATGATGAATTTTATCTACTAGAAGGTACAATATTTGTAAGTGAAGGCTATACGGTAATTTCATGACTTCAGTAAATATAAGCACAACAAAAAATACTGTTGAAGTTATTGACGCGACCACAAACGTTATTGAAGTCTCTACAACCGGTCCACAAGGACCTGCTATTCCTGATGGTAATAAAGGTGATATTACCGTTAGCGATAATGGCAATAATATTGTTATAAATTCAGATGTTGTCACCTACGACAAAATACAGGATTTAACTACAGCTAACAGAGTTTTAGGTGGTTCTGCTGCTGGTACGTTAGGAGAAGTGCAGATAACAGATGCGATGGTTGCCTCTGCTGCTAATATAAATGGCTCTAAGTTGTTAAATGATTCCGTTCCACTAACTAAGCTTGGAAGTGGAGCTTTACCTACTGATATAACGATAGCGACTGAAAATATACCTGATTTCACTATTGTTAATGCTGATGTAAGTGCCAGTGCTGCTATTGCAGGTTCAAAGATTACTCCTGATTTTGGTAGTCAATCCATAATCTCTACAGGAAATATCAGTGGTGCTGTTGTTACTGGTACTAGTTTCAGTGGTGATGGTGCAAGTATTACAAATATCAATGC